ACGTTTGACGTAACAATGTTTAACTTGTCACTACCTTTACCACCAGCTTGTATAATAGCATTATCAGCTTCCTTTGAAGGTAACTACTATGAAGCTTACTCAACTGGATCAGAAGGGGATGCAATATCAGGATCTATTCAGATGATATATCCAACAATAGGTACAATATCAACAAGCTCATTGAAATTTACACATGACTATGACACATTTGAATTCTTTAATTTAGTAGCAGATGAAAGTTATGTAAATACTTTCTTAGGATGGTATACACAGTTCCCAACAGGCAGTGTTTCAAATAGAATAACAGACAACACAACATTAACTATTTCTTATCTAGATGAACCTAGTAATAAGTTTTACGCAGTGTTTGATTAATAAAAAATATGACTTTAGAAGAATTTATCGAAACAAACCCATCGTCATACGGAGCAGGTAACTTAAACCTACTTTACAGTAGTAGTGTATCTGGTTCTGAAAACGTACCTATTGCTCCTTTTCACCTACAAGGTCTATCTATTCCTTTTAGTTCATTAAATGGAGTTAATGTTACAGCTGCACTAAAAGAAGTTCAAACATTTAGATTTGATTACCCAACAGGACAATTAACAGCTACAGTTACAGGTAGACAGCAAAGGACTAATTACTACTATTTTACATTTACAGAAATAGTAACAAATACATTACCATCGACTTTTAATTTTTCTGGTGACCCTATTATTGGATCAACACCATCTGTGTTTGTACCTTACGTTACTTTAAACTTTAATAACAGTCCTTATAATCCTCTAGGTAATAACTCAGAAGGTAGTAAGACTAGTCCTTATATTCAAAAAGTAGACAGACTAACAAGCCAGTTTAATCCAACTAATCTTGACTCAATAATAAGTGGGTCTGGTACTAGTGCAGAACTACAACAATGTGCTTATACAACTACTGGAATAATAAACGGTAAATATAATGGTAGTAAAAATGCCGGTATAACTCAAGTTATATCTAGAGAATATAACAAAGCTAACCTTACAGCAACTGTTGCAGCTAATCAAATAGCATCAGATAGACCAGCTGTAGGTTTATTAACCTTTGAAGGCAGTTTACATGCCAGTGATGCAGATACAACTACCGTTAAAGATATTTTAAACGCTGATAGAACAAAAGTAGAAATATTATTTGAAACTATTCTTTCAGGTTCACATCCAAATAAATTTTATCCTAACTTTCCAAAAGTTGGTAATACCGTATTCGGTTTAGAAGGTAATAGGACATTTAAATTAACCAACAATAAAATATACTCCATTGATACAGATGAAGTATTAACAACCGACAACGTAGGGGTTGTAACACTTGTAGAATAACATAATTAACATATATTTATATAAAACACAAATAATAAAATGGGATACTTAGATAATTCGATCGTAACAGTGGATGCGATCTTAACCAAAAAAGGAAGAGAGCTGTTAGCTAGAGGGGACGGCGCTTTTAAAATCACTCAATTTGCCTTAGGTGATGATGAGATTGATTACACCTTATACAATCCACAACATCCCTCAGGTTCTGCTTTCTATGGAGAAGCAATCGAAAACATGCCGTTATTAGAAGCCTTTCCAAACGAAACACAAATAATGAAGTATAAGCTAACTACCTTACCTAGAGGTACATCTAAGCTACCAGTACTTGGTGGTATACCTGGATCGTTGACACTTAAGCAAGGTGAGTCTATAGCAATTACCCCTCAAACGCTTAATTACTTAGGTGCAACATCAGTCTTCGAAACAGAAGGATATACTGCAACCATAGCAGATGTTAGAACATTAAATAGCTATGTAGGAGTTGGTATTAACACAGACGAGGCAGATAGATTAAACGAAGGTACTACAATAGGAACAAATGTTTCTAAAACAGTAATAGGTACTTCAGTCAATTTAACAGCAACAGCAGTTAACACATTATTCGGTACACGTACACAACTTAACACTACTTTAACGGTAACAGGTAGAGGTTCAGGAGCCAGATTAACGATACCGGTAACGATTACTAAAACTAACTAATCATGTCATATAAAAGATTCGATAACGAAGATGTTGTAGTTAGTGCTGAGTCAGTAACAGCTCCAGTATGGTCAGGTGATTCAACAACGTTAACTACGTTCTTTACTTCATCTACTCAAATTGGAGGTACATCTGCCGATTACTATTACGATGTTTATCAAACAGCATCAACATTTGATACTGCAAGAGTACAATTTAGTATTGCTTATGCAGACAAAAAAGGAAGTGGTTCACTATATTTTAACTCTAGTGTAACTAGTTCATCACCTGCTCAAACAATATACGGGCAATATAGAAACCTAGTATTAGGGACTGAAGAAGATGATTTCACATTCGGTACTATAACATCAGAACATTTTTATGCCATCGCAGTTGATAGAGCTAGATATAAAGAAGCTTTACTACCTGGTACATTATCACTTAAGTTACATGTGTCTGCAAGTGGTGCAGAAATTAACCTAACAGATAATAGTCAAGTAGTAAACACAACAACATTTACAGATGCAGGTAGAGTATTTGAATTAGTATCAGGTTCAACTGGTACTGTCTATACAGGATTAGAGACTAATGGATATTCTAAAAATTCTGGTTCATATGGTAAACTTTTACCGGATATTGGAGTGCTACTATTAAATGGTAACGCATTAGATGCACCAGCAATCTCTGGTGGACTAGCATTAACTACAAATAGAACAGCTAATACAGCTGGTGCTAACCCAGGTAAGTTCTACGACCTACTATCATTAAGTGGTAGTTTTAGAATGCAATCAGAAGAAACTATTACTTCTAACTTTGTATTTATGAGAGCTAGAAACAGTGAGTTTAATTATTCAACAAACCCATCTTTGATAACAGGATCTGGAGAATTGAGACATAATGTTATGATCAACACTCCTCAATCTTATATTACAGCTGTTGGTTTATATAATGATAATAACGACTTATTAGCAGTAGCTAAACTTTCTAGACCATTACTAAAAGATTTTACAAAAGAAGCGTTAGTTAGAATCAAGCTTGATTATTAATGAATGAGTGCATACAAGCAATTAAATCGTCAAGATGTTTATATATCTGATTACCAAGCTCAAAAGAATTGGCGAGCAAACGGTAGTGGTTTAACAACCTATGGTATAGAAACATTAAGAGGTTTTTCTGGATCAACTCCAGGTTACCCTTACCCGAACGATTATAGAAACAACAGATACGAAAAATTAGTCTTTGATAGTATACACCACCTTTACTACTCACTAACATCTGGTAGTATCCCAAATGGTGAAGGAACAATGTACTATACAGGTTCGTATGATGTAAGTTTTCAAACCAGTTTGTTGCTATCTCAATCTAGAAAAGAATCAACAGAAGTTGCAGTAATATCTATTCCTAAGGAAGTATATGGTACGAAAATAGTACCTGGCACATTTGTTGCTGACTTACTTTTTAATGATAATGATAAGTACTTAGTAGATGGGTATGCAAGAGATAAAGAAACTGGAGTCAATCAATACACAGAGAATATTGACTACTGGTATAACTCATCCCCTATTGACATAGAAGAGTATTTGGTAAGTGAAAGTAGCTATGTAGATGAATCATCTGTTGAATACCTTATTACAAGTAGTGGCTTTCAACGACCAGAGATAATAGATGACGGTAAAGGAAGACTTATTATTTCAGGAGCAGAAGCATACTACACCGATACAGAACGACACGTAGGTGATATTATTTACGATCAAGGAAATGCAATTATAACAGATCCTACAGTAGCTAGGTATTATTCTACTTACGGTAGACTAAACGTTGCATGGAAATCAAACCTACCTATTTATACATATAACGTTCACTGTACTATAAAAGAGTCTGAACTTAACCACACCTTTAATCCATCTGCGATTACTGGTTCTAGTAATACAGTTAGAAATAACATTACAGGAAGTGATTTTAGACCGTACGTTACTAGTATAGGACTTTATAATGAAGCAAACGAATTAATTGCAGTTGCAAAAACGAACAGACCAGTACCTAGAGCTAAAAATGTAGATACTACGTTTGTTGTAAAATTTGATATATAATGCCTAACACGATAACATTTAGAGCTAATAAGACAGAAGCACTAACTTATTCAGAAATGGATAAGAACTTTGGTTCTTTTTACTACTCTAGTTCATTGTCTGCTGACGGACAGAATTTAAGTTTACACTACACAGGTAGTACAGAGGTACCTATCAATTCAGGTTCACATACAATTTCATTAATAAAAGGATTAAATAATGCTGGTGCTGATTTAAGAGTAGCATTATTTTCAGGTTCATCTAATATCGAGACTAGACAAGGATTTATTTGTGATAGAACAGGAAGTGTCGGTATAAAGATTGACGAAACGACCGCTCCTCTTTCTTATGCATTAGATGTATCAGGAAGTATTAGAGCTACAGGTACGGTTCTACAATCATCAGATGAAAGATTGAAAGAAAATATTTACCCAATAGATAATTCACTAGATAGAGTAAATGCTATAGATGGAGTATACTTTAATTGGAAAAATAAAGAAGAAAGAAACGCAGGTGTAATAGCACAGCAAGTACAGAAAGTCTTGCCGGAAGTTGTTTCTGAAGATAAAAATGGCTATCTTAATGTAGACTACGGTGGTATTGTACCTTTACTACTTGAAGCTATTAAAGAGCTTGAATCAAGAGTAAACGAATTAGAAAATAAATAAAATGGCTATAACGTTTAGAGGGACAAAAGGAAGTCCTTTATCACATGATGAACTAGACCAAAACTTTAGAGAGTTTTATTACTCTTCATCGTTGTTAGGTACATCTCAAAGTACTTACGGATTAGTCTTATATAGATCATCTTCACTTGATGCAGGAGAGACAATTTACTTACCTACAGCTCGAGGAGATCAATTTGGTATTCAAGTTAAATCTGGTTCGGATAATATATCTTCATCATTTTTTACTTCTTCTAACGACTTTACATATGATTATGTAAATAAACATTTATCAGTTTCTGGTTCTGGACACTTTAGCGGAAGCGTAACAGTGTTAGGTACATTAACTGCAACACAATTTGAAACAGTATTAGTAAGTTCATCAATTCAATATGCTTCTGGTTCTAACCAGTTTGGTAATTCAGCAGACGATGTACATACATTCACAGGTAGTATTAACCATCAAGGTTCTCAAACTACAACAGCTAATATAACAGCTACTAACTTTACAGGTTCATCATTTACAGGAAGTTTTAGCGGTTCGTTATTAGCAGATAATGGAGTACTATCTTCATCAGCTCAAATAGCTACAGAAATATCTGGTGCATTTACATCAACTAGTGCATCTATAGCTACCGATATTACAACCAACGTTGTTGATATTGCTGCATTAACAGGTTCATTTAGTTCTTCTGTAAGTACTAGATTGACTGCATTAAGAGTAGATGAAACTAGTTTAAGGAACGTAACAGGTTCATATGCAACCACAGGAAGTAATTCTTTTGTAGGTAATCAAATAATAACTGGTTCTTTAGAAGCTACTAGTACATTTACACTACCAGGCTTTGCAGATGTATCAGCATCATTAGCATCAGTAATAGGAGCTTCTGGTATTAGTAACGTAGTTGAAGACACTTCACCTCAATTAGGTGGAGATTTAGATCTTAACACAAATACAATTACTGGTTCAGGAAGTATTGACTTTGTTGGTAACCTAACAGTAGATGGAATAATATCATCATCAGGTGACATTATAGCATTTGCATCTTCAGACGAAAGACTGAAAGACAATCTTACTCCAATAGATGGAGCTTTAGATAAGATAAATCAAATAAACGGATATGAATTTGATTGGAATAATGATTCTGAGCATAGCGGTCACGATGTTGGTGTTGTCGCTCAAGAAATCGAAAAAGTGCTGCCAGAATTAGTAATCGATAGAAAAGATGGTTACAAAGCAGTACGTTATGATAAAATAGTCGCGTTATTGATAAGTGCAATAAAGGAGCAACAGTTACAAATAGATGTGCTTTTGTCAAAGCAGTAGCGACAAAAACCAAATTATATGGATATGACATACCCGTCCTGGACTCACCAGGGTAGGATCTACAATGACTTAACGGATTTCCCAGAAAACACATACGGATTTATTTACGAAGTACTCCATATGCCTACGGGCTTAAAGTATTTAGGTAAGAAAGTTTTATTTTTTAATAGAACACTTCCACCATTGAAAGGACAAAAGCGTAAAAGAAAAGTAGTAAAAGAATCTGATTGGAAAGACTATTATGGATCTCACCCAAAGATAAAAGAGTTACTAAAAGAATGTAAAGAAGATAATAACTATGCCGTATGGGATAAGAAAATTCTTAATATTTGCATGTCTAAAAAAGAGCTCACCTATTTCGAGTGCAAATACCTATTTATAAATGAAGTACTTGAAACATACAGCCATCAGTATATTAATGATAATATATTAGGTAAGTTTTATAGAAAGGATTTCATACACGAAACTAAGTAATATGATACAGTTAAAAGAAATTATAGGATTACCATCATTACAATATCATTTAGATAATAAGCTCACTTTATCAGAGAATATCTACCGTTATTCTTCTGACTCGTTTATACAATTATTCAAAGAAGCAAGAGAAGCTCTTAGCGACGAGCAAATCGAACTTAGCGAAGAAGACACTGAGCTATTAGAAACTACCGATATAGGAGAGTATGGAGATTATAATGGTATAAAAGTACCTTTAGATCTACCTATGATGTCTGCTGGTAAAGCAAATCCTTTATTTGAAATTGGATGTATGATTGATAGTATGATTGAAAATGAAGATACTATTGATGAAGCTGCTTCAATTGACGAAATGATTGACTACGATTTAGTAAAAGAATTAGTTGAATCAATTGGTGGCACTATTGATATGGATAAATTCAGAAAAGCAGTTAACGTACAAAATGAATCATTTGATTATAATGGCTTTGATATGTTAAAAGCTTCTGTTGACTATATGAATGAATTAGAGTATCAAGGTAAAAAGGTTGCACTTAACAAACCTAAAAGAGGTGGAAGTAAAAAATTCTATGTCTACGTTAAGTCTAAGAAAGGAAATGTAAAGAAAGTATCATTTGGCGATACTGGACTTTCAGTTAAGTTTAAGCAGAAAGGTGCAAGAGCATCATTTGCAGCACGTCATAAATGTGCTACTAAGAAAGATAAAACAAAAGCAGGTTATTGGTCTTGTAATATAGGCCGTTATTGGAAATCACTAGGTGGATCATCAAACTTCTCAGGTTACTGGTAGACCATATTCCGAAACTAAGTTAGACGGATATGTTATAAGAGAGTTTTCTAGTAAAGCTCACTCTTTTGAATTCGTATGGCATAGAGATAAAGAGGATAGGTACATTCAAGCACTACACCCTACAGATTGGCAAATACAACTTGATAATAAATTCCCCCAGGTATTGTCTGAAAACAAACTATTTATACCTAGAGAGACATATCACCGTGCTATTAAAGGCACTGGAGATTTAAAAGTCAAGATCTATAAATTATGAAGTTGTCTAGTATTATACTTGAGCAGAAAGCAAAAAGAATTACTCTTTCTTATACCTATCCAGGTGATAGATTATATTCTATTACTATAAATGGAGAGAAACAAAGAGGAATTGACAGTACAGAGAAAGCTAAAGAGTATATTATGAAACTTACCGGTAAAGAAGTTCCTTCTCGTGGTACGTATGACGACGATAAAGTGCAAGATGTACTTAATGCTTTAAGAGAAAAAGGTATTGATGCAGATGCATATGAAATGGACGTAACATAAACCGCTATGAAGTTATCAAAAATTATACTAGAAAATAATAAGATTGTTGCTAAAACACAATTAGAACTAACTCCACAGGATATTGAAAAACTTACTGAAGCAATAGCTTCTAAGTTAGAAGATTATCTAGACACCGGAAATAGAGAGTTAATAGTTCAATCAGTGAAATCTGCAATAAACGAAATTACTTCTTAAACAGTTGGTAGTTTGAACTAAAGTTCTTATCTTATATAGATAACGGACTGGTTTATGGACTATACTTTCCTTCTAGGATCCATAGAAAACATTTTAGGCAAGAGTATTAAGAAGAGTAGAGATAACCATGCTTTTCATTGTCCTTTTTGTAATCATAGGAAACCTAAATTAGAAATTAACTTTCTTACTAACGAAAAAGGTGAAAACCCTTGGGAGTGTTGGGTATGCCAAACTCGAGGTAGGTCTATTAAGTCACTACTAAGGCAACTAAAGACACCTAATGGTATTGCTAGAGAGGTATTAAAATATCTTCCTAAAGGAGTACAAACTAATTATTATAACGATACAGTAGTTGAACTTCCTAAAGAATTTAAACCACTCTATAATGCAGACTCTAAATCATTTGCTGCTAATCAAGTAAAGAAATACCTATATGAAAGAGGACTTAACGATAATGATTTTATTAAATATGGGATTGGATACTGCACTTCTGGAGAGTATGGAGGAAGAATTATTATCCCAAGTTATTCTGAGTCCAATACACTCAATTTCTTTGTTGCACGAACTTACGATGGCAACTATTATAAGTACAAAAACCCAGAAGCTTCTAAAGACATAATATTTTTTGAAAACCTTATTAACTGGGACCTACCTATTGTCCTATGTGAAGGAGTTTTTGATGCAATGGCTATTAGAAGAAATGCAATACCAATTCTAGGTAAATCACTATCAACAACACTTTATAAAAAACTACTAACATCATCAGTGCAAGACATATACGTTGCATTAGACACTGATGCTAAAACTAAAGCTATAGAAATAGCTGAGAAATTCTCTAATCAAGGTAAACGAGTTTTTCTAATTAATATGTTGGATAAAGACCCATCTGAAATGGGGTTTAATTTATTTACCAACTTAATACAAGAAGCTGAAGAGTTAGACTTATCTAGTTTAATGCTTCACAAATTAGACTTATGATTAAACAAGGTACGAATATTTTAAAAGAACAAGCTAATAAAAGATTAGAATACGATTCAAAACTAGAACAAATTAATTTTCTAGATAGACGAGTGTACAAAAGGTCGGAAGGAGTATATTACCCGTCCGTAACAACAGTACTCCAATATATGCCAAGAAATCAATTTTTTGAAAATTGGTTAAAAGATGTTGGTCATAACGCCGACCTTATTGCTCGTCATGCTGCTAAAGAAGGTACTCAAGTGCATGAAGCTGCAGAAGATTTAGTTTTAGGAAGAGAAGTATCCTGGATGGATGATTACGGTAAAGCAAAGTATTCAGAAATTACTTGGATACAGATTTGTAGATTTGCTGAGTTTTGGAAAAAACATAAACCAAAATTAATCAGTTCAGAAGAGTTTGTCTATTCAGATACTCACAGGTATGCTGGTACTGCAGACCTTTTAGTTGAAATGGATGGTGAAATTTGGTTATTGGATATTAAAACTTCTAAACACCTTCATAAAAGTTACAACTTACAACTTTCTGCATATGCTACTGCAATGGAAGAGATGAAAGGTATTAAAATTGACCGTACAGGAATAATTTGGTTAAAAGCTCATACTAGGTCGGAATCTAAAAAAGATGGAGTATACCAAGGTAAAGGTTGGCAAATTAAGACCATAGGTGAAATTGAAAAAAACTTTAGTTTATTTAAAGCAATTTATGAATTTTACAGAATAGACCATCCAACTACAGAACCTGTATACTCTAATTACCCAACAACACTTAAATTGTAGCTATTTATTAATATGAAAAGTAACTTAAGAAACAGTTGGTTATATGCAATAATTTTACTATCTTTATATAGTTGTGGGAGTTACACCCTTACAACAAAAAATAAAGGTTCTAAGATTAAAAGCATACTAGCCGTAACAGTGGCAGGAGATACAGTCTCAGTTCCTTATAATGATTTTATTAGAGAAAGGTATGACAATTATACAAGATTCAACTACAATAATAACTGGTACTGGAACAATTGGAGATACGATTACAATTGGAGATGGAATCAATACTGGTATAACTACAACGGATATTATAATAACAATATCTATTATAATGGCGGTAATTATAGCACGCCTACTAGACCTAAAGTTAAACCGAGGAATGTTCCACGACCAGGAGTAGTACCTGGAGTTATACCTAAACCGTTGGAAGACCAACAAAGAATAAATATAGGAAGAAGAAATGAAAATCAAATTAACAGACCTAATATTAGAACGCCAAGGCCGACCCAAGGTGGTAATAATGGCGGGTTCAGCAGGGGCAGGCAAGTCGTTCCTTCTCAATCAACTAGACCTAGGATCTCTAGACCAAGTCAATCCGGACAAATACGTGGAGGATCCAGACCATCCGGCGTACAACAATCTGGGGGCAGGAGTTCGTCAAGCGGACAAAGAGGCGGAAAACCTATCGACTAATAAGCAGTCTTTTGTTTGGGATACTACAGCTAGTAATCCTAAAAAAGTAAAAGAGCTTGTTAGTAAGGGATACGATGTGTACATGGTAATGGTGTATACTCATCCTATGATTTCCTATATCAATAATTTCTCAAGAAAAAGAAACGTACCTTCAGTAGCAGTATTTAGTACATGGAGAAATGTTTACCAATTAATCGGTGAGTACGATAAAATGCTCAAAGGTAACCTATCAATTTTTGTTAACGATAGAGGAGGTAAATACAAATCAGAAGTAGAAGCATTTGATACAGCAGCTAAAAACGGACCTGCAGGCATAAAAGACTACTTACAGAACTATAATGAAAAAAATGGAGTAGGAGGAAGTACCTTCTTTAAACCGGTTGTAATGTCTAATCAGGAAGAAGAAGAGTTTGAAAAAGCAATTGTAGGGTTAGATTATGATAAAAATAATAGATCAGAAGACAAAGCAATCAAACAAGTATTCTTAAAAGCCTATCAAAAGAACGGTGTTGGACCAGGAACAGATAAACTTAGAGATGCAAAAAATAAATATAGAGATAGAAAACAAAAAAGTGATTCATCTCAATCTGAAGTAATGGACAATATTGCAGATATGATTTATAGTCCTAAATTTCAAGAAAAGTTACAACATTCTACTCCTAAAGAAATTGACAGTAAAGTACAAGCATTTTTATGATAGCATTATATCCAGGAGCATTTAAACCACCTCACAGAGGTCATTTCGAAGTTGTTAAAAGACTTTTGAAAGGCAACCACGGTGGCCATGTTTACTCAATAGATAATTATCAAGATGTAGGAACAAAAGCTTTGTCTGGTAAAAAAGGCAAAGTAGAAAAAATTAATAAAGTAATAGTATTTCCAGGCGGAGGAGAAAGAAACGGTATAACAAAAGGAGAAGCAATAGCTATCTGGAAGATGTATGCTAAGTATTTACCTGGATTGGTAGTAGAAGATGGGCAAAAGAATCCTATGTTTGCTGCGAAAGATTATGCTAAAGCAAATGGTAATGATAAGTTTTATGCAATAACTGGAGTAAGAGATGAAAGTGATTTTTCAGATTTAAAAAGAATAACTACATTTAAAAATACTCCACATGTAGAAGGTTTAATGATTACATCTACACCTGATGCTAATGTAAGAGCATCGGATTTAAGAAAAGCAGCGTTAGAAGGAAACTTAGACGATATAATTGACTTCTTTCCAAAAGAACTTAACAGAGAGGAGCTATTTAAAGTTATGAGGATGTTAAAAGATAATATTATAGCAGAACTAATGAATAAAAAGATGGAAGATCTTTTTGAAGTTATGTTCAAATCTGAAAAGCCAGCTATAAAAAAAGTTATATCTGAAGAGCAACCTACAGAAGATAAATCTATACCTGATTACGTACAGTATATGGGTTCGGTTTTGGA